GTTGTTGGCACAGGAGATGTAACTGTATTTTTTAAAGGTGATACATCAAAAAGTGTTATAATAAATGGTAGAGGTAATTATGGCCTTAAACCAAGTGAAGAAAGAATTAAAGACACTATAGGAGATATTTTATTAACAAGTGACTCAAACGTTACAAAATATAATATCGTTATAGAGGCACAAAAGGAATCGGGTTATACAAATGGCTGATACAGTAACAACACAAACAATAGCTGACACATCTGGTGTTAAGTTTGTAACTAAACTAACAAACATATCAGATGGTACAGGCGAAACTTTAGTCAAAAAAGTTGACGCTTCTGAACTTACTTTTATGACCGAAGATGGTAATAGAAAAATTAGTAAATTATGGTTTTCAATAAACACAGCAAACAGTAAATCTGGAGTTGAGTTAATATGGGACGGAGCTACAAATGCTACGGCCATGTTTTTATCTGGCCAAGGCCATTTTGACTTTAGACCTGCTGGAGATGAAATACCAAATAATGCTACAACACCAACTGGTGATGTATTATTATCAACTAAAAACTTTGCTAATGGTGATAATTACACAATAATAGTAGAGTTTAGATAAAAAAGTTTATAAATATATACCAGAGAGAGAATTTATGAAACTTATTTCCGAAGAAGTACAAAACGCCGAATATCTTATAGAAGAAAAAAACGGCAAAAAAGAATACAAAATAAGAGGTGTATTCTTACAATCTGAAATTAAAAATAGAAATGGAAGAGTCTATCCAACTGAAGTGTTGGCTAGAGAAGTGAACAGATATACAAAAGAATTTATCAATAAAAACAGAGCCTTTGGTGAGTTAGGACATCCTGACGGACCAACAGTAAATTTAGAGAGAGTATGCCACATGGTTAAATCTCTAACACAAGACGGCAAAGATTTTATTGGTGAGGCAAAAATTATGGACACACCATACGGTAAGATTGTAAAAGGTCTTATAGACGAAGGTGCTCAATTAGGAGTATCAAGTCGTGGTATGGGGTCTTTAATACAAAGAAACGGCGTAAATTACGTAAAAGACGATTTTTACTTAGCTACGGCCGCTGACATAGTAGCAGATCCATCTGCTCCGGATGCTTTCGTTGAAGGCATTATGGAATCAAAAGAATGGGTTTGGGACAATGGTGTACTCAAGGAAAAAGACATAGAATCTTGGAAAAATCAAGTCCGTACCGCTAGACAGCGTTCATTAGAAGAAGCTAAATTGAAAGTCTTTGAATCGTTTCTTAAAAAACTATAGTTTTATAAATATATACTACAAAGAAAATTTATAAACGTTTATAAAGAAAAAAGGAGATTTTCAATGGCCGAAACAGAAAAAACTATTGAGGCGATGGAACAAGAAGTTATGGTAGAAGCTAACGCTGCTAACCCTATGGCTGATGCTCCAAAAAAGAATGCTGTAGCGGCTGAACCTTCAAATCTAAAGACAGATTTTGAAGATTTAGGCTCAGCGGTTACTAAACCGACTGACAGCAATCCTGACGCCACAAAGAAAATGAAACAAGTTTCTGGAGATCCTCAACAAAAAGCACAAGGTTCAGCTGACGCTATGCCTAAGCTTAAAGAGGAAGATGAAACTGAATCGGATGAGAAAAAATCAGAAGTTAAAGAAGGCGAAATGCCAAAAGCTGCTTTAGACGCTTTGAAAAAGAAGCAAGATAAAGAAGAAGGCTATGGTATGAAGTCTAAAAAAGAAATGTCACACGAAGACGAAAAGAAAAAAGATATGAAAGAAGAGTCTGAAGAAGACACTATTGACGTATCTGCTGACGTTGAAGCTTTAACTAAAGACGAAGACTTATCTGAAGACTTTAAAGCAAAAGCATCTACAATTTTTGAAGCAGCTCTGAAATCAAAAGTTTCAGAAATGAAGAAAAAAATGAATGCTAGCTATGAAGAAAAATTAAAAGAAGAAGTTGAAGCTCAGAAAGCTGAACTTACTGAAAAAGTTGATTCATACTTGAACTACGTAGTTGAAGAATGGATGAAAGATAACTCAATCGCTATTGAAAGAGGTATCAAAGGTGAGATCGCTGAAGACTTTATTTCTGGCTTAAAGAAATTGTTTGAAGATCATTACATTGATGTTCCAGATGAGAAATACAATGTATTAGAAGATCAAGCAAGCAAAATTGAAGAGCTTGAAAAGAAACTTAACGAACAAGTAGAAAAGAATGTTGAACTAAACAAAGCAAACGGCGAAATGAAAAGACAAGACATCATTGATGAAATGTCTAGCGATTTAGCTGATACTGCTAAGGAGAAATTCAACAAACTTGCTGAAGAAGTTGAGTATTCTAATGAGAAAGACTTTACAACTAAAGTTGCAACTATCAAAGAAAGTTACTTTGGTAAAAAAGTTGAAGCTAGTGGTAATGAGATAGATGATGTAGCGGCAGGCGAATCTTCACAACCTGAAGATTTATCTAATGCTATGGCTGCTTATACCGCCGCTATAAGTAAAACAAAAGACATTAAATTGTCTAACAAATAATAACGGGAGATAAAAACAAATGTATTTATCAGAACAATACGAAAAAAAATGGCAGCCAGTCCTAGAACACGCTGATCTTCCAAAGATCACGGATTCTTACAGACGTGCCGTTACTGCTACTATCTTGGAAAACCAAGAAAGAGCAACAAAAGAAGACGCTGCTTTCTTAAATGAAGCTGCTCCAACTAACGCTACAGGTTCAGCGATCCAAAATTGGGATCCTATTCTTATTTCGTTAGTAAGAAGAGCTATGCCTAATTTGATTGCTTACGATATTGCTGGCGTTCAGCCAATGACTGGACCAACTGGCCTTATCTTTGCTATGAGAAGCAGATATACTAACCAATCAGGTAAAGTAGAAATGCTGCTGGTGACTCAACTGCTGACTCAGGACCAACTCAATCTGGTACTAACCCAGGTTTATTAAATGATGACCCTGCAACAGCATACACTAGAGGCCAAGGTATGGCAACTGCTACTGCTGAAGCTTTAGGTGATTCTGCTAATAATGCTTTTGCTCAAATGGCTTTCTCAATTGAGAAATCAACTGTGACTGCTAAGTCAAGAGCTCTTAAAGCTGAGTACACTATGGAACTTGCTCAAGACCTTAAAGCAATCCACGGTTTAGACGCTGAAACAGAATTGGCTAACATCCTATCTGCTGAAATCCTTGCGGAAATCAATAGAGAAGTTGTAAGAACAATTTACATCAACGCTGAAATCGGTGCATCAGACAACGCTTCTACAGCGATTGGTTCTGTTAATGCTATCAACACAACTACTGCTGGTATCTTTGATTTAGATACTGACTCAAACGGTAGATGGTCAGTTGAGAGATTTAAAGGCCTAATGTTCCAAGTTGAGAGAGAAGCAAACGTTATCGCTCAAAGAACAAGAAGAGGTAGAGGAAATATGATTATCTGTTCTTCAGATGTCGCTTCTGCACTTCAAATGGCTGGCGTGTTAGACTACACACCTGCTCTTAACAACATTGATCCATATAGTGCTAATAACGCTGCTGCTCAATACTTTGTAGTAGGTTACAAAGGTACTTCACCATATGACGCTGGTATATTCTACTGCCCATATGTACCTCTACAAATGGTAAGAGCTGTTGGTCAGGACACTTTCCAACCGAAAATTGGGTTCAAAACAAGATACGGCTTACAAGCAAACCCATTTGCTGAAGCAGGCGTATCTGACAATGCTGTAATCAATGGCGCTGGTAATGCTAACGCTAACAGATACTACAGAAGAGTCAAAGTAGCGAACTTAATGTAATCCATTTTGGATAATTTATTAAAAGGCCGCCCTAAAAAAGCGGCCTTTTTTTATGCACTAAATACAGGACAACTATGAAAAATATCTTAATTCAATATCTTTACATACTCATCATATCACTAGTAATGTTACTTGTTTTTACTATGTCAAATGCTTGTGAAGTAGAAGAAACAAATACACAAGAATTACCAATATGTGAAGAATATCAAGTATCTACTGAAGAAAACCCTTGTAAAAAAGATGATGTAAGTATGAGTACAATAGGTGAAGCTTTAGAGAAACTAGGTGAATCAGGAACACTTCCTAAATAGTATATAAATAGTATTATGACAACTACAAACTCATATTTAAGGCAACCAACGGCACAAGATTATGCCTCGCCTACACAGTTTAAATTTAACATACTTAAACTTCCTAAAGTAGAATATTTTTGTACAGCTGTTAATATACCAGGCATATCACTTGGTGGTAATATAACACAAGCAACACCTTTAAAAGACATACCTTTACCTGGTGATAAGTTAACTTATGAACCATTAAATATGACTTTTATAGTTGACGAAAATTTAGAAAACTTCCAGGAAATACATGGCTGGTTAGTTGGTTTAGGTTTTCCACGTGACTATTCAGAATTTAGAAATCTAATATCATCTGGTGATGACAGATTTCCTTCAAAAAATCAAACTGTTAGCACAGAACCTGGTAAAGTAAAATATGGTACACCAAATGTAGGTGGTACATATTCAGACGCTACATTAACAGTTTTAACAAGTAAGAACAACCCACAAGTAGAAGTAAGATTTAGAAACTTATTTCCTACTTCATTGACGGCACTAGACTACAATCAACAGGCCACAGACGTTGAATATCTAACAGCAACTGTGTCTTTTAATTATGAAATATATGACTTTGCTACTGTAGGTTCATCTACAACTAGCGTTACAACCTCGTAAAAGCTTGATTTTTTAAAGCTTTTGTGATATTATGGAGATATTATGGATTTGGAAAAACTACAAGAACAGGCCGATAAAGACCTAAAAATTAATGATACTGAACTAGATTTAGAGTCATTAAAGACACCACAGTTACACAATCAATACATGAAACACTTAACAAAGTATAAGTTAATGTTAAGTCGTGCTGAAACTGAATATAATATGATGAAAAG